AACAAAAGCAAAAGCTACTGTTGTTAGCGACAGCCGCACTGTTAGCCAGCGGTTCCGTAGCTCACGCTCAAACAAGAGAGTACCAATACACACAAACAGGCGCCCAGAAGATAACAGCTCTAAAGGGGACGATTGACATTATCAACAATAGACTACTTGCGAGTGGTCAGTTGCGCAATGGTGCTGTCGGATATGCTACAGTCGGGCGTGTGGTTGTCGATGGCGCTTTGGATGGCGGCAAGATAACTGATGCACAGTTTGTAGCGTACAAAGCGGCTTTAGATAAAGTGGTTGCACACGACTACGCTACAGCTACGAACGCAAAGCAATTGTTCACTCAAGAACACACGGCAGCAATGAACCAACTGACACTTGCTGTTGATCTCCTAACATCAGCCACATCTATACTGGCTACAGCCACAGCAGTATCCTCTGTTGCGGCAGAAGCTGACACCAAGCCAGAGCAAGTTGCACTACAGGATATGCTTCAGACAGACGAGTACAGCATACAGGCATCTGAAGTTGCTACATACAACGATGCAGTTGGCAACGTGGAGAAGTACGCACAGCAAGCTGGTGCGTTCATGGCGGCGGCTAACAACACTGACCTAACGGCGTCTATAGACACATACACAGCCACAAACAGCTTAGTTGCTGGTAACTACACATCCATAACGTACACGCAGGACGTGGATGAGTTTGTCATCACATGGTCTGGCAACGGCACTGGTTGGTCTGGTTATCTAACTGATGACATGAAGAATGCTTCAGCCATCTATGGTGCGAACACCTACATCCAACAAAACGGAACACCAATTAAGGACATGTGAAACAATGGAAGACACAGAACTAAAGGTTGGCGGGTTCACCTTTAAAGGCTGGTACTTAGCCGCCGCCCTGCCCCTGCTAGGTTCACTTAGTGGTGGTATTTACTATGGATACGACACGTTACAAAGGTTCTACGCTGTCGAACGTGGCATAAAGACAGTGGTCTCCAAGTCTGGGTCTTTTGACACTAAGGCACTTAAACTTGGGTCGCGTATACAAACACTAGAACAGGCGGTTACTGATAATGACGTTAGAGGTCTTAACACTCGTCTATCGACGATCAGTGCACAGATGCAAACTATACTGGAACAACAGAAAGACCTGTTGGACTTACGCAGTCAGGTTGAGAGATCGACTGGGGTCACTGATAGTCTGGGCGATAAACTTGACGAATACCAGACTGAGATAGATGACATCTGGAATGCATATGACAGCCTAGCCAGTAACCCATTAAATTAAGGAGCATAGATATGCTACAAGCATTAATCGGGCCAGTCGCTGGTCTGCTGGACAAGTTTGTGCCTGACAAGGATCAAGCGGCGGCACTAGCACATGAGATAGCCACGATGTCTGAGAGACACGCACAGGACATTATGGTGGCGCAGTTAGCTGTCAACAAAGAGGAAGCTAAAGGTAACTGGTTTCAATCCAGTTGGCGCCCAGCGACAGCGTGGGTCTGCGTTGTAGGTATGGCAGTCAACTTCCTAATCTCACCCCTACTCGCTCCACTTGGGGTCGTTGTGCCACAGGCAGACACATCTGTAATGATGCCAGTGCTTATGGGTTTATTAGGGCTGGGTGGAATGAGAACGCTAGAAAAAACAAAAGGTGTTTCTAAATGATACAGAACTTTGATAAATGCTTAGAAATGCTGCTGCACCACGAAGGCGGCTATTCGAATAACAAGAATGACAAAGGTGGTTTGACTAACCTCGGTGTGACCAAACGTGTGTACGACGAGTGGATTGGTCGTGAGTCTACAGAACAAGAAATGCGTGATTTAACGCCTGACGATGTAGCTCCGATATACAAGAAGAACTACTGGGATCGAATTAAAGGCGATCATTTGCCCTCTGGTGTTGACTGGTGTGCCTTCGACTGGGCTGTCAACAGCGGTTCTGGACGCCCAGCTAAAGCCATCCAAAGAGCAGTAGGCGCTGTGCAAGATGGCGCCATAGGTAAAAACACGTTACAATTAGTGGCTGAAGTAGACCCAGAGTTTATCATCAACTACGTCTACGATGTACGTCAGGCTTTCTATGAGGGCCTAGATGATTTTAAGCACTTTGGACGCGGCTGGACTACACGAAACAAAAAAACACTGATCGACGCAACAGAAATGGTGTCAAAGTGATTCCCCTATAAAGCTAATAAAAACACTGGTCAAGGAAATCTAAAGTCCCGATCAGTGTTTTTTTAAAGGTGTTGACTATTTGCTTCATTATCGTCAATATAATATACGATACTTCGGTATCAACGGATCGGAGGAGCAAGCTACGTTAATCGCGGCTACCCTTCGGTCCACCCAGCTCACCTCAACATGAACTCAATGCCCAAAACCAGACCTTTAGTCACATCGCTATCTATAACCTCGACGGCGGGTGCTATGAATACTGTTGAAGCATTATTTAGATACCTTCCAGCTCTTCCGTACAGCACTGGCCTACCAACAGCAGTATAGCCACTGACAATACCCACTTCGATGAAGGTGTCGTTGTGGTCAAACTTCATGCCAACGTAAGTTGACAGGCGGTCTTCACTGTTGAGGTAGACACCGCTAATTGCACCATTGTGATGCAGAACTCTGATGTGCGGGTGTAAACTGTTGTAGTCAGCGGAAAGACCTAAGTGAGCTGTGAGTGCCAGACCATATAAGAAGTTCATTTGACAGGCTCTACTCTAGTTCTGTAGATACCATCCTTCTCACCTATTGAATTTGCAATATCTAGCAACTGCTTGTAGCTAATGTCACAAACTTGGAACTCATTAAGCTCAGGGCAGAACTGACGTATGAACACTGTGCCGTTGTCTTCAATATAGAGTTCGAGGTCTTCATGTTCTCCAAAGTCATCTAATGCGACTACTTTTGTGTAGTTCGTCTCAATTTCTATTGTAAACATCTATGTCGCCCTCAGCTTTAATCTCATCGTAGATACGAAGCCCGAGTTCAAAAGGTATCTCTAATGTAGTGGTTCTATAGCCACACTTGTCACAAGCCTTTCGTCTCTTGTTCGTAGGAAATCCGAAAGCAGTGTGAGGGCTGGTGCATATGGTTTTCATTTTACGCAAACAATTCGGACACTCGCTGACTACTTGGTCTATCTGCTGTTTTCGGTCTAGTTTTTCAACAGCACCATCTCTAGCAGATGCTTGGCGCTTCAAGTGGTCTGCCCAAACGTCTAAGGTTGCGTTTTTATTTCGATATGCGAAAGCCTCACGCATTCTTCTGTTTTCAACTTCAGCCACGGACCTGTGCTGCGCTAAGAGTAAGTCTTCTCGATTTACTGTATTCACTATGTTGACCATTGGTTTTTTATCTCCTCTATAAACGAAAAAGAGGCCCATGAGGGCCCCTTCATTGTGCAATATGCGGAACTCGTAAGTAGAACCGACGCATCTATTAGATGTCAACAATCTCGCAGACACCACCACCAGTACACGCGAGTGTCTGTGAGGCTTTCGTTGTGTCAAATAGTTCGTACTCAGAAAGTCTGGTCCAATCTATTGCCTCTGGCATGGCAAACAATGCCACCTCATATTCTTCCTCAGTGCAATCTTGATAAGGCGCTTGTGCGTAGGTGTGGTCAAAGCGTGGTAAGAAGCTAACACCAGACATCTCGTCGAAGTGCTTGTAGACATACGCTCCGACTTCAGCCCATTCGTCATCGCCAACTGAAACAGTGACTGATGGCTTGTGGCATGTGTAGTGACGCTGGTACATCAGCCACATCTCCAACTGTTCTATCGCTGTCATATCGTGACGTGTGATTGAACCTCTTGGTGACTTTTGCGGGAAGCTGAAGACAGTCGTAGTGTCTCCCTTCATTGCACAAGGTTCCGATGGTATACCCTGATCTTTCAAGAAGGCAGTCAGCGGGTCTTTGTTGTCTCCACGTACTGTACGGATGTAGTAGTCAGAGTGCCTTGCATGTATTCCACTTGCACTCTGACACAACTGTGAAACCGTTCCGCTTGGCTTGACAGCAGTCACTGCCGCCGCTGGGTTGATACCCAACTTTCTAGCGTAGTTGCGGTTAGTTTGCACAGCCACTTCGCGCCACATCCTCAACCGACCTTCAAGGTTTTCTTGCCTGCCGTTTGTAAGGCCACAGTCCATGATGCCTGTCATACTCACACCCAAGAGTGCTTCTTCCTCAGTGTTTGTCTTCCAACAGTCACGTAAGTATGGAAAGTGGGTTAAAGTAGCTTGGATTGTACCAAGTATCGTTGCTAGTTGTACCTTCCTTGATATATCGCTGGTGGTATCTGTAGCTCTAATGATTACTTCTGTGAGATTGCAAAATTGACCACCAGTCCCAACGATGCCTCTAGTCTTTGTTTCGCCAGTCTGAGGGTCTGTGTACTCCTCAAGTTTTCTCGATCTCAACACGATTTCCGAACATGGATTCGTGCCAAATTCCCACATGTGATCTCTTATGCCTTCACTTTTAGCTTTGTCTCTGGCTGCCTGTCTATTGAAGATACCACGTTCACCAGAACCCGAAGCCGCCAGTGACGCCCACTCGTTCATAAAGTCTACGCCGCTGGGCTTACTTTCGTATGCCACTGAGTTGTTCGCAAGTGCATGATGTGGATTGTCTATGTACCATTCACCTGATTTCGCTGTACGCATTTCGTCATCTGATAGATCACTTAGGCTTATCATTGCTGATCTTCTTACGCCACCTACGACCACCACCTCTCCTATTTTGCACAGGAGACTGTGTACATCTAATGGTGACAGCTTGCTACGTTGCCTTGAAGTAAAGGTGTTGATGGTATGCTGGAACAGGTCAACCAATGGTCCAGCACCAGATGCTCTACCACCAAAGGTTTTTAAGCGAGCCCCTGCTGGTCTTACTCCAGACACATCCCACTTTGGTATTCTTCCTGCAAACAATTCAGATATTAATTCTCTATAGCCAGTCGCCCACCCTTCCTTGCTGTCTTCTACAGTTATGATTTGCTCACAATCTTTAAGCTCAGGTATTTTTGGAAGGCTTTCCACGTACTTTTGTTCAACTGAGAATCCAACGCCAGTTCCGCACATTAAAATAAAGAGAACTTCATCAAAGCAACGGACATGGTCTATAGGTGTATAGGAGCAGTTGTACCCCGCTGTATTGTCTCGCGCTAAAGCTTTACCAGCACACATCATCGCGCGCATTGAAGGCATGATTTCTAGGTTAAGAATTGCCTGCTCAATCTCGTTTGCTAATGATTTAGTGACTCTTGGAGATACAACATTCTCAATGTAACGCCCGACAGTTTCTGTCCAGCTTTCACGTCTTCCTTCATCTTCAATCCATCTGGCATAGCGGCTAGTGTGTATGAACGCTTGGTAATCGGTAGGCAATAAGTTGTTTTTCATAGTGTTTCTTCTTTTTCTTCAATGAGTGAAATGAGTCGATCCAAGTACCAGCGGCACTTTTTTAAATCTTCAATAGGTTTCTTTTTGTAGGGCCAGCGCCACAGGTATTTGAACGCGTTCTGCCATAGATACGCATTGTGGCCCCAGACCATTGAGCCATCAGCCATTGCTTGCATGGCGTCGATGCACTCGATTGAACCTGAGTTGTAGTGAGGCGGTTTGTTCACTTGATCTGTCATGGTCGTTTAGGCTCCCAAAGTTTAACAGCCATCTTGTCATCATCCCACTCAGTATGGCGTAGGATGCGGGCTAGACGTGCCTGTGTCAGCGCGTAGTCAGGGCTGAGGTCTGCTTTTTGATATTGGTTGACGACTGCATCCCAAGTTGGGTTTGACTTCAGTATTTTTTCTGCTGTCTTCGGCCCTATCTTTGGACAGCCAGAGTAGCCGTCTGTCGTATCGCCCATCAATGTTTGCGTTAGAAAAAACTTGTCAGCCTCAGCCAAACTGATGTCCAACCGCTCGTTTGACTGCGGGCGATATAGCTTACATGGGATGGTCTTCATATCTTTGTCGTCGGAGACAATAATCGCTTGCGTGTCGGGCATTGAACCCATAATCCCCATCACGTCATCTGCCTCGAGACAGTCAACAAGAATTGTTTCATAGGTCTGCTTGGCCCACTCAACTAAAGCCTTATAGCCAACAGGCTTTCTGGATTTCTTTCGACCACTTTTATAACTTGGTTCAACGTCTTTTCTGAAGTTGTTGCTGCCAGTCAAAGTGATTACTACATCCTCAATGAGAAGTGCTTCTTTAAAGTCACACACCATCTTGTTGAACAACTTCTTTGCACCATTTAGGTCAGTGCTGAGTGACCAAATATCGTCACCCCAGTCAATTTCCCTCTCTAAAGCTATAGCAGCTCTAAATAGGTAGAGGTCGCCGTCAATGAGTAGTGTGGGATGGCTGTAGGATTTCTTTAAGAACAATTGTGACGTCATCTATAACTTCCTGTCCGATAGGCGTGGCTAACCATCGTTTGCCCCAGCTATCTTCTTCTATTTGTGTTGAAATAAGTCCTTCACTTGCCGCTATGGCGACGTGAAGAGCACCCTCACGTGCAAAGTCAGACTTCACTGTGAAGGGCTTGCGCTGGGCTCGATCTACTATAATAAATAATAGAACTAAGTTCTCGAGGTACTCATCAATCTCAGTGGGTATCAAGCCAAGTTTTGCCCACGGAATACTGTGAGGCAATGGCGATCTTACACCCGAGAGCAACGCCAGCTTCTTCTGCCATTGTACCTGCAATTCTTCCGCAATCATTTGCTATGTCCTTTGTGCGGCATGCGATCTGAACCTCGTCGTGGATAAATCCTACGATGTACGCGTCGCTGCCATGTTTAAGTTTGATTGTGTCATACGTCTGCATCACCCACTGTTTCGCTATTATTGCTCCTGCCGATTGGAGCAATTGCGAAAGTATCCTGTGCTCTGAACGGACACTTAGTTTTCTACCATCTAAGCCTTTGATAAAGCCGCGTCCGTGCGCCGTCTTTAGATTCTTTTTTAAGGTAGCAAACGCTGGGACGTTCTTGTCGAAGTTGTCTTTGAGTCTCTTTCCCAGCTTTGCACCACCCCCAGCTATGGAGCCAATAAGTCGATCACCTCCGCCATAAAGCGTACTATAGAGCCATCGTTTTGCTAAGTCTCGAGAAGCAAGTCCTGTTGCTTTCTGGTTGTAGGTGTGGATGTCACCTTCTAAGATGACCTTCGCATACTCACCGCCATCATACGGATGTAGGTAGGAAGCCATGAGGCGAATTTCGATGCCTGATAAGTCAGCTCCACATAGCCACCATCCTTCGGGAACTCCAAACAGCTCACGGCACTCCTTGCCATAAAGTGAGCCTGCACTTGGAACCTGACCTAAGTTTGGGTTCTGGTGAGCGCAGCGTCCCGAAACGCAACCATTGGAGACGATGCGATGTCTTATTTTACCATCATTATCCACCTTTTTAAGCCACGCACCTTTACCCTCCGCAAGCATGCCTATGCGCTTCTGTAATAGAAAGAACTCTGCAAGACGCTTGGCTTCTGGATAAGGTAGGCTCTCCAGTATCTTTTCGTCGATTTTAGCTTGTCCAGAAGGTGTGTAAGACTTTGGCTTCCACTTGTATTTGTCCACGAGACACTTTTCGATATGCTGGCGAGACGCTGGGTTGAAGTAGACAGTCTTCTGCTTCACAAACAGCTCACCTTTGACATACCCGAGCGTCTTGTTATTTACTTTTGGAAAGAAGTCAGTCTCAATGATCCAAGGCTCAAACAGCTCCTTTAAGTCTTCCTCAATCACATGTCGTTTCTGTGCTAGTTCCGCGTAAAGTTCACCAGCTTTCTTCTCATCGAATGTCCAGCCGTTGCTACCGATCTCGCGGCAGATAGAAGCCATACGATGCTCAAGGTCGATAGACTTCTGAGAAGGCTCAGTCTTCATCAGCTTCTTGTAAAGCGTATCAGTCACCTGAGTGTCTTGGACACAGTATGACATCATAGTTTCACTGTATGCTTCCCACCCACCATCGTAGTCATCCTTGAAGTCACCAAGGCGGAGACCCCAAGCCTTTAAGCTGTGGCTTCCCCAGAGTTTCTTTGGGAACTTAGAGACACTAAAGTCGCGTTCAGCATCCTCATTAAACATGTCGCCATGTATCAGCCTTGAGAGGACTAGAGTGTCAGTAACCTTGGCCTTAGTTGTCCACTCAGGAAAGACAATCTGTATCGCTGGTATGTCATAGTCGATGATGTTGTGACCTATGATCTCGTCAGCATTCGATAGTAGCTCAAGTGCGTCTTCAATCTGATCTGGTTTAAATGTGCGTACCTCGCCAGTGTCCACCTCACGGCAGACAATGCACCAGATAGTGTGGAT